TTGTTGAGATCGACAACACTCAAAAGATGAATAAAAACCGTGTAAAAATTGATAATTACAGAAGGCTCATTGAACGTAATGCTTTTGGCGGTATGCCAGAATTAATATGGGTTACTTCAACTGAATACAGGAAAAGAAAGCTTTTAGAGCTATGCGATGGGTTGGATGTAAAGGTATTCTTAAATACGGATTTCTATTAGGAGGGCTTACATGAATCCAAAATGTAAAGATTGTGGTAAGGAATTAACATTTGTTTTAGATGTGGGAACGGGTATTTGCGGTAGTTGTTGGATTAAATTAAAATAAGGAGGGGTTTACATGAAAACAAAAACGTATGATTTTAGAAAATTTATGAGAAACGAACATAAAAAGGAAGTTAAACCGCCCATAATGTCTTTAATCCCGGTAGCAACAGCGCCTTTATGGTCTGGGGTGGTTGTTAGTGCTGAATCAGCTACCGAAGCATCAATACAAACTAAAATGATGAGTGCATTCGATCCACTATTACAATTGATTCAAGGTATCGCTTACCCAGTAGCATTGTCTGTAATATTGGCAGGAGGTTTGTTTGTGATAATCGGTAACAAGGAAAAAGGCTTTGACATGATTAGCAAGTCCGCCATGGGGTATATGCTGATCACAGTATTGCCTATGATCTTTGATGTACTCGTTTCGGCTATGAAGGGTGTGGTTTAATGCAATCGCCAGCATCTTGGATGGTCGATAAAATGAAAAGCGGATTAACAGATATGGCATTAGATTATATATCGGCATTACCAATATTGCTTGGAGTGTCAATTGGTGTGTATGCTTTATTGTCTATGTTTAGTAAAAGGCTTGCGAGTTTGGGTGTGTTTGGTGTAATGGGATATGGTGTTTTGATAGTTATTATATAGGAGGGGTAAGTATGACATATATGATTTATGAAATAAGAACCAATAAATTGGTGGCATATACGGAATCTAAGAGTAATTTATCTTCTTTCTTGAAAATAAAAACTGAAGATGGTAATCCGAAATACAGCTATCACAAAGTTAAAGAGCAGGAAGTATGGATTAATTATTGGGAGCACCTTTATAATAATGGTGTAATAGAGAAATCAAAATAAGCCTGCACTAAGGCAGGCGTGAAATTTCTTGTTTATTAGATAATTCTCATCGTTATTTTTATACGTGTACCTATGGTATACTTGTCCTGGAATAGTTTGGAGAGACACAGGTAATAGACGGGTAATAGACAAAACACCCTCTAACCCCTTGGCATACAAGGGTTTTGGTTAACGTTAAGTTAGCGCTCGGCTGAGGGTATAGCGCCTGTAAATAGTGGTTTATCAACGTTTATTAAAACGAAAATTGTTCTGAAATACTACCAATTTTTGTTGGTAATAGACAGGTAATAGACAAGAACTTTATATTAAATCAATCGCTTTTACTAGTTCATCGATGTTTTTATGAGTATAAACTTTATCTGTAATATCTTGTGAAGCATGCCCCATGATTTTTTTAATAGATAGTTTGTTGGCACCGACATTATCCATTAATGTTGCAAAAGTGTGGCGACAATCATGCGCTTTGTGATTCATGTTTAATGAATCCATGAGAGGAACCCAGCGATCTTTCCGAAAGCTGTTATACGTCATCTTGTTACCTCTTGTGTTAACAAAAAGATATTTGTTGTTTTCATCCATTCGTTTTTCGATAAGCGGATGGATCTTCTTATTTATTGGTATGATGCGATTTTTCCCCGCAGTTGTTTTAGATCCCCCAGTCATATATCTTTCATCTAAGCGAATATCTTTATTTTCGATCGATATTAATTCACTTGGTCGTAATCCTGTATAAATCATTACAAGCGCCATATCGGTATTTTCCTTATTATGAAGGTTATTCCATAGGGTTTGTATTTCAAGGTCAGAAAAAGGCTCTCTGTCACTTTCAACAGTGTCTTTAGGGAGGGTTACAAACTCTGCATAATTTTTATCTGCAACATCGTTTTCAATCGCAAATTTAAACAACTGGTTGTACAATGTTTTTGTAATCGACTTTGTGCTGTGCGATTTATCCATGTTATCAATAACGGACTGCATATGCGCTTTCCTAATATCAATGAGTTTTATATTGTGTAATTCACCAGAAAGATTAAACGCCGCCTTATAACCCCTTGTTACAGGTTTGTCTTTAAACTTTTCTTTTGCCCACATATCATATACTTCGGCGAATGTGACTTTTTTAGCGTCCACATCATACGGGTCCTTATTATATTCTGCTAGAGCGATCATCGCTTCCTGCCTTGTTTTATAATACCCGATGTTAGTATATAGTTGTTTTTTTGTACCTGATTCTTCGTTAAATTCCCATCCCTTTGTTACTCTTGCGCCAAAGGGCTTTCTTCTTTTTCCGCTAAGTTTATAGACGGATCCATATCCATTCGGATGCTTCATGATAATCAACTCCTTATGAAGAAGGCGGGAGCTACCCGCCGTGATTAATCTCTAACGTTAGGTATTAATCCAATTCCACAATGTAAACAACTACCTTGCCGTGTATCTTCAAATTATTGGCCTGATCATATTGTATTGTGTAATCTATGAATCTCCTGTCGGTAGATTCAGGGGAAAACACAAATCGTTTGTTTTCTTTGTCGTTATAAAACCTCTTTACCGAGTAATCGTTATCGTCACTAAAGACCACGATGTCGTTATCTTTTAGGTTTGTTAAATCTGTAGTCTTAACGGCTATTAAAGATTGATCTGGAATTACTTTGTTCATTGATTGACCATCAATCTTCATTACATTTATATCTGATTGACCGGCCCACTTGCCCATGATTGCATCAGGTATAGTTATTTGTTCGGCGTTTGTTGCACCTACATTAAATGGTGTACCAGCAGATATTGACACCGGAAAATAATTATAATTGGCAGATGACAATCTAATTATGTTTTCTTCGCCTTTTTCTTCCGTCAAATCAGAGCGCTTAATTCCAAAGTGATCTGCTAGCAACTGCACTTTATCAGGACGCGGATAAGTGTTAGCTTTTACCCAATTCGACATTGTCATTTTCGGTATATCTAACTTATTACATAATTCGGTTTGCGTAGTGCCTCTACTTTCAATGTAATAATTTAAATTTCTAGCGAATATTTCCTTCACTGTTTTACTCATGTTTTTTCAACTCCTTCCTTTATATTATATATTCATAGTACCCTTTTTCGGTAGTTTTAGCAAGTGTTTATACCGAAAAAAGATAAAAAAAGTTTTGAAAATCTATTGACAATACCTTTAAACGGTATTATGATAGAGTCACAGTTAAAGGAAAGGAGGAAAAAAATGTTACAAATATCCTTAGCCGCCGCGAGAGTTAATGCCGGGCTAAAACAAGAAGAAGCAGCTGGAATAATTGGTGTTACAGCTAAAACATTGAGAAGTTATGAGTCAGGAAAAACTGCAATACCAGGTCACGTTTTGTTGAAAGTAGCTAAGCTATATAAAATTTCTTCCGATAACATTCGTCTCCCGCACGTGAAAGATGGAGAGTTCGATGAGGAAGAAAAAAATTTAAGATGCAGTACCGTTTAACGGTATTAAAGTAGAACCACCACATCCCGTAATCAATATATTAAACCGAGCACAGCAGGCCATGACCTACCACTAGAGATAGTGAGCCGCAAGCATATAGCCCACAGTTGCCAAGACGTTTGAATATTGATTAGGGGGTGTGAGTGGAAAAGAGGAGGAATTGGAATGAGCGAAAGCCAAACATCAACTAATCCCAACGTAACTATCTTAGAGGCTGCTGAATTAATGGACAAGTCTCCACAATTTATAAGGTTGGGATTGCAGCAAAAAGTTTTTGATTTTGGATATGCGGTAAAAATGTCGAGCACGTGGACATATCACATATCAAGAAAGCAGTTAATGGAGTATTTAGGAGGAAGCACATGAAACGAATTAACTATTTAGATGTCTGGTATGGAACTTTGTTTGTAGGAATGTTGGTTTTTCTACATCACGGATTGATAAACATTTGAAGGGAGGTCTTCCGAGATTGAAATACGATCTACCAATGAACATAGCAGGAACTGTATTAATCGTTGTTCTAATTATTTTGATGATTATATGAGGGAGAGTGAAGCAATTGACATGCAATTACTGTACACCAAATAAACAAGGAAAACGCAAGACATTAGCAGTAAACGAATACCCCTTACGTGGTTTTAGCTTAGAACGCAAGAAAAGGGAAGTTTTAAGAATTTATCGCAAACGCAACAAAAAGAAAAGTTACTTTATTGGGTTTCACTCTTTAGATTTATCAGGTGATGGGCTTGTTTTGAGGAATAACGGTTTTAAGTTTGGAAAAGAAATTAATTTTTGCCCGATATGCGGCGGTGATTTAAGGAGGTGATCCCATGACCTGGCAAACGTTAGTCCAAGAAGCGATCAAACGAGACATACCTGCATCAGAAATTATGAAACTAGCAAAAAGACCCGTCCGGCAAGACGGATCCATTAAAAAATAACTAATTACTATTAGTCTATCATAATCGGAGGTTTTAAACATGGAAAAATTATTTAAGGAATTGGCATGGAAATGTCATAAAAACAAATTGGACTTTAGGGTTCACCAGATTGTTCGAGATGACACTCTTATATTAGAAGTTCTAACTTTTGATGAGGATTTTTATCCTATTCACATCTCGAAAGGATACACAGCAGGTTGGCATACGGAATTTGAATCACCTATCGCTGCACTCGAAAGAATGCACCGAGAAGTAGATGAATTTATCAATGAATAAATACCTTGAAAAATACAAAGAGGAACGTGAATCCGGTAGTACGGAATATGAATCACTAGGTGTGGCAGCTTCATTCGTGGCAGAAGGCGGAACATTAGATGATCTGAACATTGTATATGACTTCTTTCAAGAGGATTTGATGGAAGGAATGGAAGAATATTTTCCTACTCGTCCACGTTGTGTGAGCACAGATGAAATGAAGATGAAAGAAGCAGGACATAAATTATCTGATTTTATTTAGGGGGAAATGAAAAGTGACAGTAAAAGAGTTAATTGAATTGCTATTAGATTTTGAAATGGATACGGATATAGAAATCGAGTTGAGTTTAAATAGCGAAAACTCATACGAGGACTTTGACATCGAAGAAGCGACTAATGGTGATGCACGTATAACAGTAGATTTATCGGATGAGGTATTAGTTGAATCTGATAGATACGAAGAATTAGAACAAGCGGAAGAAAGGCTTGAAGAATTGGAGGATGAAGAAAATGAATGAAAACCAAAGCTTACAAAATTACCTGGATGAGCAAGAACAAGTGGAACGTGAAGCATTCACGATACAAGATGATCAAGCGGCTAACTGGGCTTTAAGAAAGATCGGTCAGATGCAGAAACAAATAGAAGATAATAACGCTCTTGCTGTCGCTGAAATTGACAAAATTGAAGCTTGGAATAAACAAGAAAATCAAAAATCACAAGATAGCATTGATTATTTCCAAGGCTTGTTGTCTTATTATGCGCTCAAAAAGAAGGAGGAAGACCCGAAATTTAAAACTCTTAAACTGCCAAACGGCAAACTATCATTCCGTAAGCAACAACCTAAATGGAATTATGATGATGAAGCTGTTGTACAAGCTTTAAAACAAGCGAAATTAGATGACTTTATACAGGTTAAAGAATCGCCCAAAAAAGCAGAAATAAAGAAAGCATTTAACGTTTCGGGGGATAAAGTGGTCAATCCTGACACTGGTGAGATTGTTGAAGGTGTGACAGTCGAACATCGGGAGGATGCTTTTAAAGTAGAGGTGACGGATTAATGAGTTTAAATATCACAAATGCTGCTGATGTAAGCAAAGATACCTCAACATATTTGCTTTATGCAGCACCCGGAATTGGAAAAACAACCACTTTGAAGTACCTGGAAGGTAATGTTCTGTTGATCGATATCGACCACACTTCACACGTTTTGAAAGGAGAATCACATATTGATATTTTTAAATTTGATTCTCACAATGCGTGGGAGAAATGGGCAGAATTATTAGCAGAGCTATCAAAAATGGACTTGTCAAAATATAACACAATTGCATTCGATAACGTCAGTGAATTAACTCACTCTATGCTCGGTAGTATGGGCAGAGAGGGTAAGAATAATCGCGTACCTACAATGATGAATTACCAACAAATTGATTTTGTAATTATTGACAGTGTCCGATTTTTGAAAGGGTTAGGCAAACGATTGATCTTCTTTGCTTGGGAAGATACGGACGAATGGCAAACTCAAGGTGGACAAATATTCAACAGAGCATATCCGATGATCAGAGATAAGATAAGACCAAACTTCATGGGGTTGGCTGATTTAGTGGGTAGGTTAACAGTTAATGAAAAGACAGGGAATAGAGGGTTTTTATTAAAGCCTAACGATGAATATTTCGTTAAAAATCAATTAGATAACAGGACTGGATGCAAGCAGGAAGATATTTTCAAAGTTGGTGATGTGGATGATCCAACTTAGAGATTACCAACAAGAGCTAATTGATGATGTTAGAAAATCTTATTTAAACGGAAGTAGAGCGCCTTGTGTGGTTCTTGGTTGTGGTGGTGGAAAGACAGTTCTATTTGCTTACATGGCACAACAATCACAGGAAAAGGGAAATACAGTTTGGTTCTTGGTTCATAGACGTGAGTTATTGGATCAAACCATTGATACGTTCGACAGGTTTAATATCGACAGAAAAACAATCCATATCGCAATGGTTGGTGCTGTTTCTAGGAATCTATCAAAATATCCTGAACCGGATTTTATCATATTTGATGAATGTCATTTTTCTGCAGCTAAAACTTGGCGAAAGATAATAGATTCTTTTCCAAATGCAAGGTTAGCAGGTCTAACTGCAACCCCCACTAGGCTCGATGGTAAGCCATTAGGTGATATATATGATGATTTAGTCGAGGGTGAAAGTATTAAAAACCTTATTGATAAAGATCATTTAGCACCTTACAAATATTATGCGCCAAGTGTGGCTGATCTCTCCACACTTAAAAAGAAAAGAGGAGACTTTGACAAAGAAAAATCGGAAGAAATTCTTTCCACTAAAGCAGTTTTTGGCGATGTAATTAACCACTATAAAAACTATGCAAATGGGAAGCAAACAATATGCTACTGTTCCACAATTAAGCATAGTGAAATGATGGCAAAGGAATTTCAAGAACAAGGCATAAATGCAGTTCACTTTGATGGCGAAACACCTAAAAAAGAACGTAAACAAATCATCAAGGATTTTAGAAAAGGTAAAATAACGATCCTTTGCAATGTAGATTTAATTTCTGTCGGGTTTGATTGTCCGGATGTGGATTGTTGCATATTGCTTAGGCCGACTGATTCCACAGCTTTATATATCCAACAGGCTTGTAGGGCATTGCGTTACCGCGAAGGAAAAACAGCTATCATTTTGGATCATGTAAACAATTATGAGAGACATGGCTTGCCAGATGATGAGCGAGAGTGGAGTTTGGGCGATAAATATGAAAAACCTAAACGATTCCAAGAAGATGGAACGCTGAAAATTAAGGAATGCACAAATTGTTTTGCAGTATTCGAAGCAGGAGAAAATATTTGTCCAATGTGTGGCCATGAAGTTGAGTTAATAAAACAAGAATTAGAAAACATCAAAGAAATAAAGTTACAAGAAATAAAACGTAAGAAAGAAGAAGAAATTAAGAAAATTGTACTTGATTTTGATGGGCCGGAAGACTGCGGAAGCTTGGAAGAATTACATGCTTATGCTAAACGCAAAAATTTTAAGCCGGGGTGGGTATTTTTCCAGGCGAAGGCTAGGGGGTGGTTGCGATGAGTAGAACAATAGATATTTCAGATGAGCGTTTCGGCAGACTGATTGCTTTGGAACCATCAAAAGAAAAAGCTACTAACAAAAGCAAAAAGTGGCTATGTAAATGCGACTGTGGGTCAAAAAAATATATCCGCAGTTCTGATTTAAGGCATGGAAAGGTTGTTAGTTGTGGTTGTAAGAGGTCGGAGGGGATTGGTAACCGTGCTAGAAAGCATGGGGTGAGTAACACCCTTTTATCGGATATATGGCAATCAATGAAGCAGCGGTGCTACAACAAAAACAATAAAGATTATCCTGACTATGGCGGACGAGGAATAATTATTTGCGATGAATGGAAGCATGATTTAAAGGAATTTTATGACTGGGCTATTCAGAATGGTTACCAAAAGCATTACACCATCGAAAGAATCAATACTAACGGTAATTATGAGCCTAGTAATTGCACTTGGATAACAAATGAAAAGCAGGCATTGAATCGAAGAAATTCCAGGAAACACATTTATAAAGGAATAGAATATTCAGCACGTGAGTTAAGCAATAAATTCAGCATTAATTACAACACTTTCCGAGCATATGTTAATGACGGAAAAACAGTTGAACAAATTATAGAAAATTTTAAATAAAAAACGAAAAGGATGATTAATAATGGCAGGATTTAATTTAGATTTTGAGGATGTATATGAAGGTAATGGCGGACAGGTCGAAGATGGTTGGTATGAGGTTGTAGTTAATCGTTGTAACGAAGATGCTACTCCGAGCGGTGCAGAATACACGGAGTTTGATCTAGTTATCCGTAATGATTTAGATCAACCAAGTAAGAATATGCATATATTTGAAAAGAATTTCAAGGCAAAAGCTACCGGTAAATATAATATGACGATTTTCAACACAATCGGTAAAGCATGCCAGCTGCAAAACGGAAAAACATACAATAGTTTCGAAGAGTTGTTGGGTGATTTTGAAGGTAAACCGGTATTGGTTTTCGTGAAGAATGAAGAAAATGAATACAACGGAAAAACTTATAACAACCTTAATGTGAAGATGTGGAACCAAACTAAATTCCCGAATGTGCAGCATCAATTTAAAGGTAAAGATCAGGGAGGGGCTCCTATGAATAATGCTCCGGATATTTCAGATGATATGTTGCCATTTTAGGAGTGAATTACATGTATTCAGAAATACCTCACGAACTTAAAGAATTAAAACAATGGTGTGGGTTTAAATTACAAGAACGTAACGGAAAAACCACCAAAATACCAATCGATGCCAATACAGGTAATTTTGGTAAATCTAATGATGAGAGTACATGGTCTGATTTTCAGACCGCCCTCTCATCCATCAATAAATACCAATGTGATGGAATAGGTTTTTATTTCAAGCCACCTTATTTTGGAATTGATCTTGATGATGTAAGGACAGAAATTGATCGCTATAAACAGAATAATGATGAAGATAATATAGTTGCTGAATTTATTGAGTTGATGGAAAGTTATGCAGAAGTGTCTGTATCTGGAAATGGTGTCCACATAATTGCGAAAGGCGACTTGCCGAGAGAGGGAAGCCGTAAAGGAAATGTAGAGATTTATAATAATGGTCGCTTCTTTGTAATGACAGGAAATAAAATTGGCAGATATACGGAAATCGCAGATGATGAAATGGGTAAAATCAACTATCTCCACAATAAATATATCGCAAACAATGATGTTTCGGCGGCGCGTAAAAATGTTTCGGACCGTCAAGGCAACGGACTTTCTAAGGAAGAAGTAATTAAGGTAGCTGGAAATAGCAAAAATGGTATGCGTTTTAAATTATTTATGGGTGGCGGTTGGGAACAGTTTTACGAATCACATTCCCATGCAGATATGGCTTTTGCAAATGATCTTGCGTTTTGGACAAACAGAGATTACGAGAAAATGGATTCTATTTTTAGAAATTCATCTCTTTACAGGGGTAAATGGGATAGCAAACGTGGAGATCAAACGTATGCAGAAATAACTTTAAACAAAGCAATTCAAGATTGCAATGAAGCTTTTAACCCGCAGTCTAATGATGACGAATTTAATCTATATGTTAATGAGTTTGATACGAAAAAAATAAAAAAGAAATTCTACAGCTACGATGATACCGGTAACGCATCAAGATTTACGGATAATTTTGGCGAAGTTGTCCGTTACAGCTACATACGGAAAAACTGGTATTACTACAATGATAAAACTTGGCAATTAGATCAGGAAGGTAAAGTTAGGAACCTGGTTGATGAAATACTAGAAAAAATGAAGAAGGAGCCGGTTTACACGTCTGATGATTTAGATGAAGAAGATGCACAAAAAAACCTGCAAAAACACATTAAATATTCACGTGGCAGTAATGGTAAAACAAACATGTTAAAAGAAAGTCAGCACCTACTGCCTATTACGCCGGAAGCATTCGATCGGGATAAACATCTACTAAACGTACAAAACGGCTACATCGATCTTAAAACAGGTAATTTGTATGATCACGATAAAAGTAAGTTTTTTTCTAAAATATCATCCATCGAATATACAGACAAAATAGATTATCCATTGTGGTTGGATTTTCTAAATCAAATATTCGATGGAGATCAGGACTTAATTAATTATATGCAACGAGCAGTAGGATATTCCTTATCCGGGTCAATTCAAGAACAAATGTTATTTATCCTGCACGGAAATGGTCGTAATGGTAAGTCGGTATTCTTAGATATTATTACCGAAATGCTAGGTAGTTATACAGTTAATATTCAGCCACAAACGATTATGGTTAAGCCTCAATCTGGTGGAGCGAACAGTGATATCGCTAGATTGCAAGGCGCTAGATTGGTTACTTCCACAGAACCTAACGATGGCATGAGATTTGATGAAGGTCTCGTTAAGCAGCTTACAGGTGGCGATAGGGTAACAGCTAGATTCTTGTATGGTGATGAATTTGACTTTGATCCGGAGTTTAAGTTGTGGATGGCAACAAACCATAAGCCGATTATCAGAGGTACTGACGATGGAATTTGGCGCAGGTTAGCTGTTATTCCATTTACTGTACAAATACCGGAAAATAAGGTTGATAAGCAGCTTAAATATAAATTGCGCAGAGAAATGAAAGGTATATTAAATTGGGCGGTTGAGGGTTACCAGGAGTGGCAGCGTATTGGATTAAAGGAGCCGGAAGTTATCAAGCGGCAGCGCGGTGATTATCGAAATGAGATGGATCCGGTTGAATTGTTTATTGATGAATGCTGTGTCCGCAAAGATGGAGAGAGAGAGAAATCATCCGAGCTATACCAGATTTACAGATCTTGGGCTAAAGATAACGGACAATATTTAATGAATAGTACAAAATTCGGTAAAGAAATGAGTAATAAATTCCAAAAGATAACGAGTAATGGAGTTCATTATATTGGGATCCAATTAAAGAAAGAATTTAATGATGGAGCAATACGATTGAACTTAAATTAATCCTAGTAATGTACTTTTAAATTAAGAGTATTCAGAAAGGGTTACTTTATACCTAGTAGGATTTTTCAATAAAAACAAAAAAGGAACGGTTAAGGAAGGGTTACGGAATAGTTTTCTTAAAACCCTTCCAACCAAAAAAACATTGATATATCAACCTTCTTTACTATTATATTTTCTTTTTGGAAGGGTTGGAAGGGTAAAAAGAAAGAAATATAAATAGGAAATAAAATAAAGGAATATAGAAAGAGTTTTACGGGTTACCCTTCCAACCCTATTAAAATATTAATAATCCTTGCTGTGTAAGGGTTTGGTGGTGATTAAGACCATTCCAAATACCCTTCCAATCATTAAAATGGAGGCTTTAAATAAAATGATCGATAAAAGATGGGAAAGAATAGGGTTTCTTTCGAAAAGAGTTAATGATGACTTAAATGAAATCAAGAAACTAGCTAAAAAGGAAAAACTAAATACAGAACCGATCACTAGAACAATTACGCAAATAAACAAGTTTAGAAATCAGTCGGAAAACATAATGTTATCAAGAGGTAAAGGTTCGTTAAGTACGTTTTATGGTCGTGATAATAATGAAAGAGAGTGACGTACAAAACTCTATCAGACTAGCATTAAATCCATATGCAATAGTTTTCCGTGCGAATGTCGGAAAAGTGAAAATGAAAGATGGTCGTTATTTCGATACGGGATTACCAAAAGGATTTTGCGATCTGTTCGGATTCCGCAAATCGGATGGGCGGATATTCTTTATTGAAGTTAAGAATGAAAAAGGAAAACTACGGGATGTTCAAAGACATTTCATAAATAAAATGCAGGAAAATGGAGCGATTGCAGGCGTTGCTAGAAGCCCAGAACAAGCAATAAGAATTGTGGAGGAAAAAGAATGATTTATATGGAAGATGCCGGCCGAAAACAATTACTACAAATAGCATTACGTGAAGATTGCTCCATTGATTACAAATATGAAGCTGCATCCGAATTACAAATAAGAAAATGGCAAGATGATATGTTGCCGGAATTAATCAAATTGTGGGGACAAGGTAAATCTGTATTTGAAATTAGCATTGAAATGGAGATACCGGAAACAACAGTACACAAACGAATACAAAAATATAATTTATTCGGGAAGCGAGTTGCAACATGAAAATAAAATTTAGTATCAGTAAATATAGAAAAGGAAGCACAAACAATAATTTTAATCCGAGGTTATCAAGCTACTGGAACAATATTTACTATAGCATGTTCAAAAATTGGTAAGGGGTGGTAATTATGACTGATAACATTAATTCGCCTGGTCATTACAATTCTGGGGATGTCGAAGTGATTGAGATAATTGAACAACTCACAGAAGGTATGGAAGGTAAGAAGGCTTTTAATCTTGGGAATGTCATTAAGTATATATTCCGTCACGAAAATAAAGGTGGTACAGATGATTTGAAAAAGGCTGCCTGGTATTTGAATAGAGTGATTGATGGTGATCCGGAAAAAAATGGGTTTGTGAGCACATGTTTATATTGCGGAAAGTACTACTGGTCAACTAGAAGCACAAAGGTATGCGCTGCTTGTAGGAGTAAGGTGGGCAATCCATGAACCCAAAACAAGCCCGGCAGTCACTTGAATATATCTTATCCAATCAGAAGACAGTCAGCATATCCAAAATAGATAAGGCGGTTCGTGCAACGTTAAACCATAACAAGATGCTTCAATCTGATAATCGGAAATTACGTAAGAAAATACAACGGCAGCGTGTCGTGCTTAGGAGGTATGAGGATGAGTGAGTTGGAAGAGATAAAAGACAAATCTGCATTTGATTTAGGGGATGTTAAATGGCTTATTCAACGTGTGGAAGAATTGGAACAGGTAACAAAAAGACAACTGTACACTATTGGATATCATGAGGAATTAACATATCGCTATAAACAGGCTTTGGAAGAAATAAAAGCAATTGCGGAAAAGCATAAGGATTTAGTGGAAATAAAAGATATTGCTGAAAATGCACTCAAGGAGGAACTGAAATGACTAAAAAAGTTAAGGTTACGGCAGATGACGTAAAAAATATTAAGGGTGATGTGGCGATATACGGAAGTAAGGAACTTATTAAGGAGTCTTTGGATGGCGGAATTTATGAGGAATTTGGTCCTAATAAAATGGCGCTCATATTATGCGACTGGTATGAAGTAGAGCCGGAATACTGCGTGGGAAATTGGGTTGTTGTAAAAGATGAATTCGCTAATGTTGGAAAAATCTCGAAGATTACCAAGGTCTCTGATGGGATCGCTCTACTGGGAGGCGTGAACAATTGTTGGTGGACGTTTAGACAAATTCGCCACGCCACACCCGAAGAAATATCTGCAGAAAAAGATCGGAGATGGTGGAAGAAGTTAAATCGCAAAGTCGGAGAATGGAAAAAAGGCGATATTTTCATGAACATGTCTGCTGGCGGTGAAGTGTACCGACCGTTGCACGAAATTGGGGAAGATGCAATCATTCCCGGAAATCATCTGAGGATGGTTTGCCCAGCAGAATCTCGCCTGGACGGTGATACCAATGAGAATCTACCTAACTGACGAAGATTACGAAGTGGCCGAATCGAACGGAATCAACCCCAGCACGCTCAGAGGTCGCATAGATCGAGGTTGGGATAAACAACGCGCAATCACAGAATCAACAATCGGCAAACGCGCTAAATGGCTTAAAGTAGCTAAGAAAAACGGAATCAAAGAAGGCACATTTAATAATCGTGTATATATGTATGGATATACACATGAGGAAGCAGCGACTAAGCCACTGTTTAATGGATATTATACCGAACTACTAAAGAAAGCACGCGAGCGTGGCAATCCAGTCGCCTACGTTACAATACAGCAAAGGATATCTAAAGGCATGTCGGAGGAAGAAGCTATCTCTAAGTTTCCGCAAACGACTAATAAACGGAAGTCAGAGATTGACAGGATATTGGATGTGGAGATAGACAGTCCGCACAGTTCGTGGTTCTAATCGCAACACAACCCGCTCACAAACATAAATAACTAGACAACTAGACTAAATACATACAGCGAGATTTAAAACGCTTGTGGGTGGGTTAAATTGTTTATTTGGAGGTAGTGAGGATGGATAAAGAAAAAATAATTGAGGTTTTAGCGGAAAAAGTGCACCAGTCTTGGGAAAGAGAGAAAAGAAGTCAAGGTTTCCATTCTCCGAGTGAGTGTAAGAGTGATAACCGAAGGAGTTACGACCAGGCTGAGTGGAGGGCAAAAGATCGTTTCTCCGAACACTTTGATAGCAAGCTCTACAAATGGTGCGACAAGTGCCATGCGGATTTATATCCGTATGAGGATTTAGCTGAAAACATCAAAGAATATGACAGAGTTACAGTCAGAACAGTAATAAACGCAATTGAAGAGTTATGAATTACCACAGGAGGTAATACAAATGTCTCCACGTTGGATGATCGAAAGAAAACGCGCAAACAATGATCATGAAATATTGCGGGTCATTGAAATATATAAAGAAGATGAAAACAAGGAATTAGTTAAGTTGGAAAATAAGCAATGGAGTTATAAACGGGAGTTATTACTGGTGGAGGGAAGGAATTGACTAGGCAAAAAGCACAATATGCGCTTTATTTTGGAGATGATTTTATATGCATGGGTACGGTTAGGGAGTGCGCTGAATTTACTGGTATGAAAGAACGCACGATAAGTTATTACGCTACTAAGACTGGATATGCGAGATCGTTGAAAGCAGATACGAAGAACAGCGTTTTTATAGTAAAGGTGGAGGGATGACACTATGAATCTATCACAACTAAATCAACAAGCCCGGGAAGCTGCTAATAAACGGGATGATGAGTTATTCAGTGAAATTGTCGAGGCTTTAAATCATATGCTAAGGAGCGATAACTAATGTGGTACATGCTACGTAAAGACAAGCAAGAGGTCATGACAGATAACATGGATAGATCAATAGAATTGCAAGAGCAAGGATATGTGCTAATGCAAACTGTGGATATAAATGATGTAAGCAAATGTAAGGGGGGGTAAGGATGAAAACACTTTGCAAAAGATTGCGTGTTAGCGCGATAGGGATGAATGTAGACGGAAGTATGGCTCACACGACTAATGGTAATTACACCGAAGAAGGATGTACTGGTGAAAAGGGTAATTGCGGATGTGTGCACGCTGAACAAGTGTTAATAAAAATAATGGGTGAGGCTCAAGTTGTGTTATTGTCACACTCACCTTGTATGGAATGTGCAAAAATATTATTAGAAAATGGCGTCATGTTTGTGTTATATGCGAATGAATACCGAAAAACGAATGGTATTGATTATTTACAAAGTAATGGAGTTAGAGTCAGTAAGATACCAGAATGGTTTTATGTAAGGGGGATAATAAATGAATCTAAATGAATTATTTAATATACAAGCAAAACTAGATGAACGAATCGAAAAGGAACACGGACTGGAAGGACAGGACTTGCTGGATAAGAAGATACTAGCATTGCAGGTTGAATTAGGTGAGCTGGCTAATGAGCAACGGTCTTGGAAATTTTGGAGTAAAGATCAAGAGCCAACTAAAAAGAAAAATGTTTATCTTGAATGCGGCGCATGTGAAGGGTCGGGAATAGATGAGTGTAAGTCTGATGAAATATTAGAGACTGTTACTTGCGAAGAATGCGAGGGAGATGGCGATTTAGGTATTGCTTACACTAAAAACCCACTACTAGAAGAATACGTCGATTGTCTGCATTTTATATTGAGTATTGGTAATGACATCTTTGTAGAAGAACATGAATTTTCAGATTTACATTGCGAAGATAGTGTTACTGAATGCTTTTTGGAGGTATTTGAATCCGTTAACGAACTGTGCAACGAGATCAATTTTGGTAATAGTTACGATTCGGAAGAGAAATATACTTTTTTAGTAGAAGATTTCATCGTATTAGGAAAAGAATTAGGATTCACCTGGAATCAGATAGAACAGGCTTACCTTGATAAAAACAAAATAAATCACGAAAGACAGAATACAGGCTACTAGGAGGTTATTATGAAAGACAAACTACTCTGGATAGCATTAATCGCTATCGTTATTATCGCAGGCATAACCACTTATGCGACACATAATAAAGTAACGGGGATCATGGAACAGCAACAAAGCAAAATAGAAGCATTGCAGCAGGAAAATAAATCACTACATGATGATGTGTGGAATTTGAGTAATCAGTTGATGAAGATTAATAAGTAAAGGGTGATCCAATGCAAATCATGAATAGTTATTCTGACCTTATGATTGAAATTGAATTAGTTAAAGACCAGATTGAGTATACGAAAAAGGAAATTAAGTATTGGTTCGGTGTAGATGT